CAGATACAACTTTATGCCACAAAACATTTCTATTTATTGTTTTATATGCTCGTTTTCCACTACCTTTTCCAATATAAAAAGGTAATTTTGTATCGTTTCTAATGTGTTCGTATATATAAAAATTCATCATTCAACCCAACAAACATCAGCCCATTGCATAATTAAATACTTTATACCATCTTCTTCGTATGGATGATAGCGCAAGTATTCCTCGCCTCGGTCATCATTCATAGTGCCAAAGCGAACTCTAGCTCCTACTTCAATAGGCATTGCTTCTCTGCGACCACCTGATAATTTTTTGCCAGGGCCTACTGCGATCACAGTTCCCATGTTCTCTACCTCTTTGTTTTCAACAAAAATAATAGAAGAAAGCTCTCTTACATCAGGTTTAACTACAATTTTGTCTGCTAAAGGCTTCAGTTTCATGATTTTTTAGGCCTTCCTGGTTTCTTTTTTGGTTCAGAAATCAAAACAGGTTCAGTAATAGACCAAACCATTGCCTCCAAAGCTGCACTTTCAGCTATTTGCCACTCACCACACCAATCTTCATTGGCTTTATTAACAGCAGAAGGGAATCTTTTACAGATCCCCATTCTTTCTCCTACCGAAAAAAATCGACAGGAATTACAAGTTTCTTTAGTATTTACAACAGCCATTTAGTTCTCCGATTACTATCTGGTTAGAAAGCCCTGTTAGCGCACGACTAGCAGGGTTTTCGCTTTTTTACTTAATACTTCTTCTCATATTTATCTTCAGAAGCATAAGAAGTGCGCTTATGGTCATAGCAGATACCGCTAGTACGGCCTGTATTGAACTCTTTGTCAGAGCCAATCGTATCTTCTTTACCCATGCCAACACCACCACGAATAGGTTCTTTGCGATTAACTTTGTCATCTACTGAAGATGCGCCTTTAGGTACTACTACACCTTTGGCTGGAACACCTTTCATACTGTTTGGGTCAGTTGTTTTTCCCATTTTCATAATAAATCCCTTTTTTAGCTAAAAAGACTGCAAAAGCGCAGTTATTTGATTTTAGGTTAATCCCTATCCATGTCAAGCATTTTAATTAAGCGAATGGCAGCATCAACTGAATCAATTCTACTAACTGCGCCACCTCTCCAATTTTGCATAAACTTAACTTGGCTCTCGGTATATGGTGCTTTGTCACTTCTCTTAATTTCACAAAGAACACTATGCTTTTTGTAGCCAACCAAAATATCTGGGCAACCTTCTCCAACTCTTGAAAGATTAAGGACAGAAGCCCCCAAAGCAATAAAAGTATGAATTATTTGCTTTTGGTTTTCATCAACTCGCTTCTTGTAATAACTCATTATTTTTTATTCTTTTTGCAGTTTCAAAAATTTGCCTAGCTCTATTTTCGCTAACACTTAAAATTTTTGCTATCTCTTTGAAAAGCAAACCTTTTTTCCTTAAATCATAAACATACATTCTTCTTTTGTAAGTTTCTTTATTTTTCATCTAGTAATGCCCTAGTTTTCTCAATGAGCTGCTCTGGTGAAAATCCCCAATAAGAAGTGAACTTTTTAGCCCCAAGCGAGTGATAACTGGTATCTCCAAGGCGATGGTGGTAAGCGCAGAGGGGGATTGCAGGAGCAAGATTTCGCTTTCCTCCGAACCTTCGCACATGATGGATTTCTGTAGGTGTATCGGTTGTTTCAATTCCATGCTGTCTGCATAATATGCAGCCCAATCTCGCCAGGCGAGCATATTCTTCTTTCTGTTCTTTAGTAGGCATGAGCTATATCTTCTAGCTTTAAACTCATTTCTACCAAATCAACAGCTATTTGATAAGCCTTATCTTTGTCTTGAGCAATCGAAGCTCTATAGTAATCCTCTAAAAGCTTTTTGGCTGTCAAGTACGGCAAGCTGAAGTCTTTCATCTTTTTTCCTTAAATTTAAATTTCTGTAGATAACTCCATCATGCCATTTTTGATCTTGAGATTCTTTATATAACTCAATGATTTTATTAGGTTTTATCCAAATTGGCAATGAATTTTTTTTAAAACAAAAAGCATAAATTAATGGAGCTTCTTTAGAACTAAAAGCCTCCACCATACTAGGCAACAAATCAAATTCTTTCTTTTTAAAGTTATCTGTTCCTTTTACAGCCACTATATAAGTTTTACCTTTGGCATTTAATACATAATCAGGAAGGTTTCTAAGTAAATTACTTAATCTCCAGTAATTAGAAACACTATTCTCATGTTCATCAAAGCCTAATCTTTGAAATTCGCAATAGTTTTGTTTGCAAAATAGTTCAAAAAGATATTCACCATCGTTTTTAATGGTTTTTACCCTTTCTGAATAGGATTGACCACTATTGCCGATCATTTCTCTTGTGCCTTTTTTAGTATTGCCGTCATAGTTTTTTCTTTTGCCGTAAATTCAAGTGCATCGCCATACTTTTCAAAAACATTAACTGGTGGTTGTAAATACCAATCCATCCATTCTTTAATTTGTTGTTGTTCAGTCATTTCTCTTGTGCCTTTCTTAATTTGTTGTATACACGGCTTCTTTGCCAATAAAACTAGGCATTTCGCTTTTAATCGCCATTTCAACCATATCGTCTGCAATCTCTAAAGCAATACCGTAACCTTCTGTTGTCATAGTAACTTTGTCAGTATCATCAACCTCAATAAGAATTGTGGCTTTCATTTCTCTTGTGCCTTTCTTAGTATTGCTCTTAACTCATCTGCCAATACATTAAAGTTTTCACTCATATAAGCATAGGCTTCTGCCCTTTGAGCACATTCTTCAATAGCATCTTCGTATGTCTTTGCTGGATAAAAATAAAGTGGAATATCGTAATCAGTTTGAATAAAACCATCCATTTTTGGTTTGCCTGTGACTTTATCTATCCACGCTACTGGTTCATTGTTCATATTCCCCCCTGTCTGCGATTGCTGGATAAAGTGCGCCAAATATCAATAATTCGCTGCTCATGTTGCCTTTCATTGTCAATTTTCTTAAATTGCACATAGGCTTGTAAATGAGCATCTAGAGCATCAGCATATTTTTGGCTTGCTATGGCCTTTTGTTCTCTTTCTGACACTCCCCCCTCAGCCAGCAAAAATGCATGAGCCTTGGCTTGTTTAATGCCTTCTGCAAGGTAATTTACCTGTCCAGACCAAGCTGCATGATCCTCATTGGTTTCGGCAAGCTTCATCAAAGCCATTTCTACCCTGTTTTCATCTAATTTATCTAAATTCATACAAACCTCGCAAAGTTTTTATGGTGTTCAATACGGCTTAATTCCATAACATTTTTTGCAATTTCAATGCTTTTGTAACAACCAAGATATTTTTGTTTTCCATCAACTTTAATTGAAACTTGCCATTTTTTTGATTTTTTATGCCAGGCAATACCTTTTATGCCTGATTTGTTGTTTAAATTTAATTTTCTGTTGTATCCATTTTGTTTTTTTGTAGCTTCCCTTAAATTAGAAATTAAATTATTTGAAGGGTTGCCATCTACATGATCTATAAATTCAGGCATAAATCCATTCTGAATAGCAAAAATAATCCTATGAACTAAATACGATTTTTTTAAATATGTTACTTTTATATATCCTAAAAAAGTTTTTGTCCCTGCTCTATCTCCAATTTTTTTGTTTCCAACATTTATTTTCCAAAACAATTCGCCATTTTTATATTCAAAAACATCTATTAATTTATTAATTGTCATTTCCATTCTCCATATTGGTCAGCTTTGTTTCCTTTTACCCATTGATCTTCAAAATCCCTAACTACCTGCCAATCAAACTTGTGCTTGTGCATATATTCCCTAAAAGCTTTCAAGCCCCATTGCCTTCGCCACATAATGAGTTGTCGAACAGCGCATTGATGCCGATACTTTTCTTCATTCATCTAATCTTTTTCTAAGCAATTTCCATGCTGTAGCTGCACAGAGGGGAACTTGTCCATTTCCAATGGCTTTAAGTTTGTCCACCCTGGCGGCCACCCCATCAGCCACTCTACCCATGTTGGGTTCAGATTTCCACCAACAATGTTCGGCAGTTGCTCTCCATAATTTTGTATTTTCCCTGATGCAGAAACTCTTTTCCCAGTTTTTACTGCTCCCTTGTAATCTCTTGCTGCTGGAGTTGGAAAATTCTTCTGCTCTTTCAACACCATTGCAGTTAATCCATTCTGATGATTTTCTCTTATCGTTAAGTTTGCTTTGTGTTCCGAGCTTAGTGGAGTTGGCCAATGTTTCATGTTGCTCACCTGGTCTCTGAGATTTGCTGGTTTGCTTCTGTTCGGCCTTGCTACTGTTGCCTCCCTCAACAAAGCCATTTCTGATTTTGGTGGCAGTTTGTCCATTGTTGTTGGGGTAGCCCATGTTTCTTGCAACAATCCAAATTCTTTCCCTGAGATGGTTTGCGCCAACATCGGCTGCCGAAAGCACTCCCCATTCCGCATCGAACCCCAGCGAGGCCAAATCTCCAAGGACTGTTCCAAGTCCTCTAGTAGTGAGCATTGGGCTGTTTTCCACGAAAGCGTATCGGGGTTGTACTTCGCCAATAATTCTCGCCATGTGTTTCCACATTGAACTTCGGCTTCCAGTAATCCCCCCCCCTTTTCCTGCTGCGCTAATGTCTTGGCATGGAAATCCGCCTGATACAACATCAACAATTCCTCTCCAAGGCTTTCCATCAAAGGTTTGAACATCATCCCAAATTGGGAAACTCGGCAAAAGTCCATCATTTTGCCTGGCGCACAATATGCTTGCTGGATAGGCTTCCCATTCAACAGCACAGACTGTTCGCCATCCAAGAAGGTGTCCCCCAAGTATTCCTCCACCAGCGCCTGCGAAAAGAGCCAACTCATTCATGCCTTCACTTTCATAGTAAATTCTTTAATCTTCGCCATTGCTTCCTCTCGCATCCTTGCTCCAGCCTCAATTTCAGCTTGAGTTTTTTGATGGGTAAGAGTTCTTTCTGGCTTTACTGGAATCCGACCAGCCTGGCTACAAAGCTCCTTAAATGCCATTGGAGTTGTTACAAACCCCTTTGTGTCAAGGTTATTCAGGGCAAAATCAAGGATTGGCCTGTAAGTTAAGTAATTGCCAATCATCTCTTTCCAAACATTCATTACAGCCAAAACATTCATATCACCCCAATGATTTGTGATTTTTGATCCATAAATAATAGAAAACATCTTAAAAACATACTTGATACCTTCATCCTTGGTAAAAAAATCAGACTCTTTGTATTCTCTGTCCATCACTTGTTTCCTTCAATCTGAGCCCAAAAGTTGCTCATCTTGGCTTCTTTTGGTGATGCTGATTTCTTTTGATTTCTTACCCAATTTCTCCAAGTAGCAAACCAATCAAGTTTTGTTCCTTTTGAACCAGGAACACTAGCCCAGTAATCTACAAATTGAACCCAAATTTCTTTAGGATTTAAGTCTTGTCTTTCGCTTCTGCAAAAGTTGTACCAATCTTCAGGAATACTTTCTAATGCCAATCTGTAAGCTTTGGGAGCTTTAGCGACCTCAATAGTATTTAATACTGGTGATGGTGATGGTGATGGGCATTCATTAAGCATTGCTTTAGCATTGCTTGTAGCATTTTTCCATCTAGCTTCAGCAGCTTTTACAGCTCTTTCATGCTTTTTTGTCTGATTTACCTTAGCTTCAGCCATTT